CAGTTCGTGGCTCAGCCGAAACGTATCGCGAAGAAGACCGCGAAATTCAGGGACTAAACCATGGCCGTCATCGTACCCGATCTGCCGGAACTCTTTGAGGAAGCCTTTGAACGGGCTGGCCTCGAGATGCGCTCGGGCTACGACCTCAAGACGGCTCGCCGGTCCTTGAACCTGCTCACGCTCGAGTGGGCTAACCGTGGCCTCAACCTCTTCACCATCGAGTCGGGTACGCTCGCCCTAACGGCAGGGACCACGACATACACGTTGCCGACGGGCACCATCGACATCATCGAGCATCAGATGCGTACCGGGACTGGCACCGCACAGACGGACACCGCGCTTGAGCGCATCTCTGTATCGACCTACGCGCAGCAGACCAACAAGCAAATCACTGGGCGTCCGACGCAGGTGTTCGTGCAGCGTCTACCCACGAGCACGACGGTCACATTCTGGCCCACGCCAGATAACTCGCAGAGCTACACCCTGTTCTACTACCGCCTGAAAGGTATTGACGGGCTGGCCTCGGGCATCGGTGCCGACACCACCAATATTCCTCCGCGCTTTGTACCCGCCCTCGTCGCGGGTCTGGCCTACTACATCGCCATGAAGAAGCCGCAGGTCATGGACCGGGTGATCCCGCTCAAGCAGATTTACGACGAGCAGTTCGAGCTGGCAGCCGGTGAAGACCGCGACCGCTCCTCGGTCAGCTTTGTGCCGTTCAACACGATGATGATCGGAGGTGTCTGATGCCCGCATACGCAAGGGGAAGCAAAGCCCTCGGCATCTGTGACCGTAGTGGGCGTACCTATAAGCTTTCTGATCTCGTCTATGAGTACCAGAACGGCGTCAAGACAGGCTTCCGAGTGGGTCGCGACATCGCCGACCCCGACCAACCACAGAACTTCTTGGGCCGCGTCAAGATCAACGACCCGCAGGCCCTGCAGAACCCCCGCCCAGACTACGCCCCGGGCAACGGGCTCTTCGGCTGGAATCCCGTTTGGAACCCTATTCAGGATATGGTAGGGTCTGTTGGAACCGTGACTGTGGTCACAACGTAAGGAGATCGACATGAAGGGTAAGTTGAAAGTTACCGCTTCCGGGGGAAAAAATCCGGGTGCTAACTTGAAGCCGGATAGCAAGATGGCCCCCAAGAGCAGCAAGCGCCCGCGTACCCGCAGCGACAAGCAGTTTGAGGTCGAGGCTGACGCCGCAGCTGATCGCGCTATGAAGCACTCGCAGCCTCCGAAGCTGGTGTACAAAGCCATGGGCGGCAAGCTCAAGATGGTCGAGAAAGACGGTAAAAAGGTTCCGGCGTTCGCCGCTGACGGCGTCGGCAAGATGGCCATGGGCGGCAAGTGCCGCGGTATGGGGGCTGCCAAAATGGGCGGCAAGTACAGCAAGGCTGGCTGATAGATGAACTATACCCAGCTCACTGCCGCACTGCAGGATTATCTCGAGACTCAGGAAACCTCCTTTGTCTCTAACATCCCCACGTTTGTTCGGCAGGCCGAGGAGCGCATCTATCGCTCGGTGCAGATTCCCGAGCTGCGTAAGAACGCCACTGCCGCCACGACGTCGGGCAATCAGTACCTTGCCCGCCCGTCGGACTTTCTGTCCGTGTTCTCTCTGGCCGTCGTTGATGACTCCGGGAACTACAGCTACCTCTACGACAAGGACGTGAACTTCATCCGCGAGGCGTACCCGGGGCCAGCAACGCAGGGGCTCCCGAAGTACTATGCCCAGTTTGACGGAGACCAGACTGGTGTGAGCGAGGGCAGCTTCATTCTTGGGCCGACCCCGGACTCGAACTACACGGTCGAGCTGCACTACTACTACGATCCGCCGTCTATTGTTGACACGGGCACGTCGTGGCTCGGTACGAACGCTGAAGCAGCCCTCTTGTATGGCTCTTTGGTTGAGGCTTATACATACCTCAAGGGGGAACCAGACATGCTGCAGCTCTATACTAGTCGATACAACGAGGCAATGTCTCAGCTCTTTGGCATTGATCTACGCTCCAAACGGGACGACTACCGCGACGGCGTTAAGAGCGGCTCGGGGGTATAACGATGTCTTTTGCTTCCGCCGGGACCATCCCGTTCTTTGTCAACGTCATGACGTCCTCCAATGGGGGGCATAGCCCTGAGCAGGTGGCTGAACTTTGCGTTGATCGCCTGATCCGTGTTTCGGACACGGCCCCGCCGGAACTTGCCATGCAGGCCCGCGCGTTTAGAGAGCAGATGTTGGCGGTTGTCTTGCACTATGTTAAGATGGCCGCAGCAGAGGACCGGGCGACGGTCGTGGCGAAACTTGAGCAGGCCGGAGCGGCTGACGTGGCTCAACAGATCAGGAGACTTTGACATGGCCTTCACGGGTAACTTCATGTGTACGAGCTTCAAGGACGAACTCCTTGAGGGCGTTCACGACTTCCGTTCCTCGGGTGGTGACACCTTCAAGCTGGCGCTGTACACCAACTCGGCCAGCTTTACCGCTGCGACCACGGCTTACACCGCAACCAACGAGGTTGCCAACTCTGGCACCTACTCTGCTGGCGGCGGCACGTTGACCAACGTAAGCCCGACCACGTCCGGCACTACAGCGTTCACGGACTTTGCCGACCTGTCGTTCACTTCGGCAACCATCACGGCTCGCGGTGCACTGATCTACAACACGACCCCGGCGCACACCTACACTAACCCGACCTGCGTTGTGTTGGACTTTGGGTCCGACAAGACCTCGACCGCTGGCACGTTCACGATCCAGTTCCCGACTGCGGATGCTTCGAACGCGATCATTCGTATCAGTTAGCGATATGGGTGATTGCGTTTGCGTACCCTGCTGTGTATTCTTCCGTAAACCAAGGAGAAAATCATGGCGGAGAGGCACGGGCTACGCAATCACCCGCTATACGCAACATGGTGCAATATGAAAGCGCGCTGCGATAACCATAACCACCCGCAGTTTAAGGACTACGGAGGAAGGGGTATAGCCTACGATCCTGCGTGGGCGTTTTTTCCGGCGTTTTTGGTTGGTGTTGGCGAAAAACCCTTCCCTGAAGCCTCTCTGGACCGCATTGACAACAACGGGAATTACGAACCCGGAAATGTTCGGTGGGCAGACCGCACAACGCAACGCATTAACTCTAGGCAGATCACACTTGTGTGCATCAACGGTAAAACCAAGCGCATTATGGAGTGGTGTGCGGAGTACCAAATTAACATTGCATCCGTGCATAGACGCTTGAAGCGTGGTATGTCTATTCAGGACGCAATCACTGTTCCAAAGGCAAAGAGGTTTTTGTGACATGAAGATCGACTTCGAGTTCGACACCGATCACGGCAAGTTCCGTGACGCCCTTCACCTACCTGACAACCACGGTCTCAGTGACGCTGAGATCGAGGCCATGAAGGAGCAGCGCCGGGACAACTGGATTGCTGTGGTGACTGCGCCTTCGGTAGAGCCGGACACCGTGGAGATCGACGGCGTAACCTATGAGAAGGTCGAGATCGACGGCCAGACTGTCCTCAAGCCTGTAGAGGCTTAACATGGCAGATCGGTATTGGGTTGGTGGAACGGGGTCTTGGAACTCCACGGCCAAATGGAGCGCAACGTCAGGGGGTGCCTCTGGCGCTTCTGTGCCTACAGCTTCTGACAATGCGATCTTCGACGCCAACTCAGCCACTGCCCACTACACGGTCACGGTCACGGACAACGCCACCTGCGCCAACCTTACGTTCACTCCTGAGCCTGTTAATGGTGTTACGGAGTTCTCTGTTGGCAATGGCTTTGTCATCGCTGGCACGTTCTCGACATCTGGCACTCAGGGCAACCGCCGTGCGTGGTTCCGTTCCTCGACCTACGGCCTGCTGCGTGACATGCAGATCGCCACCATCGGCACTGTGACGGACGTGGATTTCCGCGACATTCGGGTCACTGGCGCTGGCGGGACGCTCACAGGCACTCGCATTGGTGATCTGCGCGGCAACTTCGGTATTACGTTTAGCACCCCGAAGAACTGCTTCCGCATCGGCACTGGCAACTGGTCGGACAATCAGTGGTCGGATACGTCTGGCGGCGCTGTCAGCACGGACAATTTCCCGCTGGCCCAAGACACGGCGGTGTTTGACGAAAACACTTCTGCGGGAACAGTGCAGACCGTATCCCTTATTCCGTATACTGGCGCAGTAGACATGAGCGCAAGAACCAGCGCACTGACGTTTAGCTCTCAAGCGTTTTTCTCAGTGCACGGTAACTGGACTTCTGGTTCTGGTATAACCATAACGGGATCGTTTGCGGTGAGTTTCCAAGGACGCAACACCCAAGTCATCACCAGCGCAGGCAAAACGTTTTCTAGTCCCGTCATAGTTGACACCTACGGCGGCACAGTCGAACTCGCTGACGCCCTGAACATCGGCGCCAATACCATCACCGTCACCAACGGCACCTTCGACACAAAGGGCTACAACGTAACGGCTTTTGCTTTGTCGTCCAGCAACAGCAACGTGCGTGAGATCAAGCTGGGTGCCAGCACGGTGACGTTGAGTAATGATGTAACTTTTACCACATCCACTAACCTGACTTTTGATGCTGGCACTTCGTCCATTGTGCAAACCGCAACCGGGCCAAACTTTAATGGTGGCGGCCAAACATTCTACGATGTGTCGCTTACATCTACAGCCGCTGGCACACATACCATCAACCAATCCAACACCTTCAACAGCCTGTCGATCACGGCTCCTGCTTCTGCTGGCCTGCGCCAAGTATCACTTGCTGCAGACCAAACCATCACAGGCACACTGACCGCCGCTGGTGCTACCGCTATCCGCAGGATCATGCTCTTCAGCAGCGCAATCGGCACCGCCCGCACCCTGACTGTCGGCACCCTGTCCGCTGACGACTGCGACTTCCGCGACATCACCATTGCAGGCACCGCTGCTGGTGGCTCTCCGACCCGTGCAGGAAACTGTGGCGGTAACTCTGGTGTGAACTTCCCTGCACCTAAGACGGTCTATTGGAACCTTGCAGGGACACAGAACTGGTCGGCAACAGCTTGGGCTACGACATCTGGTGGAACCCCTGCGCTCGACAACTTCCCGTTGGCTCAGGATACTGCGGTGTTCGATAACACTGGGGCCGCAGGGACGGTGACAATGCAGACGTTTAATATCGGCGCAGTAGATATGTCCGCTCGGACAAGCGCCATGACGCTGACGACAAGCACCAACACGCCTACGGTCTACGGAAACTGGCTCTTTGGCACAGGGGTTACGTCTAGCAGCACAACAGGAACGATCACCTTTGCGGGCCGCAGCACATCGACCATAACCAGCAACGGCATATCCTTCGGCTGCCCTGTCACCATCGACAGCGCCATAGGCACCGTGCAGCTTGCTGATGCGTTGGAGCTTCCTTCTGCTCGGATATTGCAACTGAACACTGGGACGTTTGATGCGGTTAGCTATAATGTGACTGCCGGGAACGTTGATGCCTTAAGCACAGCAACTTTAAAAATGGGCAGTGGGACGTGGACTTGCTCTGGCACGGGCGTTGTGTGGGACTTGAGCGGCAGTACAACGCTCTACAAAGGTACAGCCGACATCCTGCTATCAGACACCACAACATCTGCTAGGACTTTTCGCGGGGGTAGTGGTCTATCTTACAACAAGTTAACCATTGGCGGGGCGGCGGGCATATCAACACTTACGTTCAGTGACAACAACCAGTTCACCGAACTCGCCTCCACCAAGACGGTCGCCCACACCATCGCCCTCGGCACGACCACCCAGACCTTCGGCAAGTGGAGCGTCACTGGCACTGCGGGTAATGTCGTCACGCTGACAGGCACAGGCACAAGCCACGTCCTTGCAGGCGCTTGCACAGACGGCATCGACTACCTTGCAATGGGTAGTATCGGCTTTGCAGCCACGTCTCCTGCTGAGTTCTATGCTGGAGCCAACAGCACTGGGACCGCTGCCGCTCCTGTCTACCGCACAGCCAAGCCTGCTGACAGCACACGCTACTGGGTCGGTGGCACGGGCAACTGGAACGACACGGCTCGTTGGTCCACGTCCTCGGGTGGCGCTAGTGGTGCTGATCTGCCTCGCAGCCATGATACTGTGGTGTTTGACGCCAACAGCAATGCTACGGCCTACACGGCCACTGTAAACGCCATCACGGGTGGCAACCGCTGCAAGGCTCTGACCATCGCTGGCCCTGCTTCTGGCGACGTGACGCTGGCTGGGAATACTGGGCTGTTTATCCATGACGACATCACCCTGCCTGCGACTGGACTGACGCGGACCTATAATGGGGCGATCACGCTGTCTGGCACGGGTGCAGGCAAGACCATCACGACGAATGGGGTGACGCTGGTTTCTTCTATCACTGTCAATGGTGTAGACGCTGAGTGGGCGTTGGGTAGCGCATTAAATCTGTCTGCCTCAAACTTGACGGTAACAAACGGATCAATAGATTTTGATACTTACAATTTTACTACTTTAGCCAATGTGATAGGTAGTGGCAATAACAGCAAAACCATAGATTTCGGCAGCTCTACAGTAGCTGTGGCAGGTATTTCTTTTGGGTCAACAGAAACCGAACGCGCTAACCTTACGTTTGTTGCTGGGACTAGCCAGATAAACTCCAGCGGGCTGGGGGCTTTTAGTGGCAACAACAAGACGTTTTACAACGTCAGCATCACAGGCACGAATTTCAGCCTCTTTACATTCAACGGTACAAACACCTTCAACAACCTAACCGTTGCAGGCAGAACCTCTGCTGGCATTAGCGAACTATCCCTCACCGCCGACCAAACCATCAACGGCACCCTGACGCTCTCTGCTGGCACCAACGCCAGCATGAGAACCTTCGTGCGGTCTAGTGCTATCGGCACAACACGGACGCTCACCTGCGCTGCTGTGGCCGCTCTGACGGACATCGACTTCCGCGACATCACGATTGCTGGTGCTGCGGCCCCGGTCAGTGGCACTCGGTTGGGTGACTGCAAGGGGAACAGTGGGATTACATTCGTCGCAGGGGCCAACAAGTATTGGAACCTTGCTGGTGGCGGCAACTGGTCTGCACTTGCATGGGCTACATCAAGCGGCGGTGCTGTCAGCAACGACAACTTCCCGTTGGCACAAGACACCTGCATCTTTGAGGCTGGAAGCCCGAACTCTGGCTCGACCGTTACCATTGACGCAGCCTTCAACATCGGCGCCCTCAACATGTCGGCCCGCACGACGAACACGATGACGCTGGCTTGTTCGCAGTCACCTTCGATCTACGGCAACTGGATTAACGGCACAGGCGTTACGCTGAGTGGAACAGGGACACTGACCTTTGCTGGCCGTGGGTCGCAGACAATCACCAGTGCTGGCAGGACGTTTACTCAAGAATTTTCCATCAACACACCCGGTGGCTCGGTCACGCTTCAGGATGCGTTTGAGACGAATAGGGCGTCTACAACAGCACTGCTGTTAACAAGCGGGACGTTTGATGCCAACAACTACAACTTCACACTAAGCGCCGCAACAAACGGTCGCATGAGTTCTGACGGTTCAGGCACTCGCTCTTTGGCGGTTGGTTCTGGCACATGGACCATCGCGGCAAGTGGCACTCCTTGGTCTGCAACATCAAGTCTTGTCGTTACAGGCACAGGCACCATCAGCCTAACATCTGCATCTGCTAAAACGTTTGCTGGCGGTGGCATCTCCTACTCAGGCATTACCCTGAACCAAGGCGGCGCAGGCACCCTGACGGTCAGCGGCAACAACACCTTCGCCAACATCAGCAGCACGGCCACAGGTGCGGCAACCATTGCCTTCGGCACGACCACCCAGCGTGTTGCTAACTTCACGGCCACTGGCACCGCAGGCAATGTGCTGACGATCCAAGGCACGTCGGCCACCAGCCCTTGCACTCTGATCCACACGGGCGCGGGTGACATCAGCATCGACTATGTGACGATCACAGGCGTGAGGGCGTATCAGATATGACATGGTATGCAGGCACTAACTCCACGAACAACGGCTCCTTCGGGTGGCTGTTTGAGGCTGGCGGCGTCGTCGTTACCGTCTCGGTCACAGGCGTAACGGCCACAGGCGAAGTCGGCTCCGTCGTTGCGTTTATCCCTGATGTTGATGTCCCCGTTACGGGCGTGACAGCCACGGGTCAAGTTGGGCAAATCATTTTCCCGAATGTTGGCGTTGCGGTCACAGGCGTCTCGGCTACGGGCGAGGTTGGAACAGCCACGGCCTTTGTGCCGGACGCTCTTGTAGCTGTTACGGGCGTCTCGGCCACGGGCCAAGTTGGCAGCGTAACTGCCGTCATCTCGGCTGATGTTGCAGTCACAGGCGTTGAGGCCACGGGCCAAGTCGGCAGCGTAAATGCCGTCATCTCGGTTGATGTTGCGGTCACAGGCGTCTCGGCCACGGGCCAAGTCGGCACCGTCGTGGCCACGGGTGGCGCGGTCATCTTGCTTACTGGCCTGACGGCCTCTGGTGGGGTTGGCGCGGTCGCAGTCACGGGTGGTGCCAACCTGTCGCTGACGGGCCTTGAGGGAACAGGTCAGGTCGGAACGGCTCAAGGTCTACCGTCCATTGAAGTCCCGGTCACGGGCGTCTCGGCAACTGGCGCGGTCGACGCGGTCACGGTTGCAGGTTCTGCGGTCGTCATCCCCATAGGGGTTGCCGCCACGGGTCGCGTCGGTCAGGTCATTGTGTGGGGGCCGATTGTGCCAAACCCGGGAACGGCGTGGACGGAGGTCGATCCAAATGCTATAACCACTTGGACAACCATCGCGGCGTGAGGATGACCTATGCCCAGTACATACACTAACAACCTCGGCATCGAACTCCCAGCCGACGGCGAACTC